AGCCTAGGTTCTGGGCCAATTCCTTCATGCGCTCCACAATCTCGGTGGCCGACCGTGCGCTCATGTTATCTGGCGGCAAAGACTCGTCTAGCAGGATTCGCTTGATGTTCTGTACCAAGTCGTTGATAACGAGCTGGCTTACGTTGAAGTCTCCCGACCGTGGCAGAGCTTTTAATGACTCACCCTGCGGCCCACCGTTACGTGCAACCGGGATAATCGCACCCGGAACAATACGAATGGTATTGGGGTTGAGAACGCCGTCATCGGCTGCGGTATAGACACCGGCAATGGCTAGAGATGCGTTTTTAAGAAGCAGCTCTTTGGTTTTGTTGAGCGTCTTGATGTCTGGCAGGGCAGTTAGTAACGGGCCACGTCCATATATCTCACCGGCCACCTTCATGTATCTGGCCACAATCCAAGGGCTAGTCTTAATCTTACGATAGACAATCTCCTGCTTGGACTCCTTGTGGATAACATAATACCCAAAGTCGCCACGCTTAACGTCGATAATCGTTGCCTCAATAAACTCAACTTCTTCAGTAGGCTTATCCTGAACCAAGCGTGCAAGCTGGCTGTTCTCTGGTATGACCGCATCTTTCCATTGGTTCACAATGGACTCGGCCTTAATTCTCATGCGCCGGTACACATTGTCTACCTGACCATTGGCGCCTTCCTCAAAAGCTACAAGGTATTGCGGAACGGGAACAAAGTTTACCGGGGCTACGTCATCTCCCGGCTGAACCATCATAACGGCTGTGCCAACAGATAGATCTAGCAGGAACTCGCCAATAGCAATGTCGAAGTTGGATTGCTTGAGTACGGCAAACATCTTCTCGTTGTAGACATCCAGCGCAGACTGGGCTTCTGCACGGCGCTCGTCAGGAATGTCCGGCCCCGGCTCTAGCTTGCACCACTTACGCTGCGGCGGGAAAATGCCAGACTGAAGGCGGTTGGCAAAACGCTGGGTCGAGCTGATAGCCGTGGAATCAAACACACGGCCCATCTTTTTAGCGCCGCCTACCTTGCCTTCCCAGTATCCGTCGTACAGGTTACGCTGTGGCAGGGCAAACTCATAGGCATCTTCATAAAGACTTCTAAAGTCATCCTTCTTACGAAGCGCAACGTCGTGTCGTTTTAATACTTCCTCAGCCTTTAGTCGTGCCATGTTCAATCCTTTTTGTGACGCATCGCAAAATTGCGTGCAGCTTCTTTGCTTCCAAAGCCCCATGCTTTTAGGGCTAGCTTGAGCCTAGTCGGTCTACCCTTGCTATCCGTAAGTGGCCCAGCCATACCGCCAAATCTTGCGGCAAAGCTAACCCGCCTTGGGTTTGTGCCAGACTTTACGGGTGATTGTAGGTTGCCGCCTTCTTTGCGCTCAAAGTGTTTTCTTCCGGCCTCGTTAAGACCGCCTTCTGGATTTTGATATTTTTTCTGTACCATTATTCGTACCACTCAATTCGCATATTGGCTGGATGAGCCTGAGAGTTGACGTTAGTAAATCTGAACAAGTAAGTCGTCAAAGGCTTGAGCACATACTCAAACGTAAAGCCAAGCTGACCGCCACCTTTGTTCCCAGCTGGGACAAACTCTGCATATATCTCGGTTCCAGTATTGCTAACCGTTGGGTCTAGTACAGCCGCACCAGAGCTTGTTGTGACTAGGTTTCGGTTACGACGGTAAATCGTCATGGCCGTACCGCCGCTAGTTGTGGGCGACTCGTACATAAAGAACTCAGCTTCTCCCGGGCTTTCGTAAGAGAACACGGCATGAGGAAATATCCCGGCTGGCCAAGCAATTGCAATGTTGATGCTAGACCCAGCCCCAAGACCTGCCGAGTACGGGTATAGCTTATACACGTAATATGCACGCCCCTCGTGTAGACGGAGATGGTTTACGTCTACCGTAGGCAACGGGTCGGACGAACCAACTACTCTTTGGCCTTCGTCTTTGTCCATGTACGTCGGAGTCACATGACGTGACTTCGTGTTCATCGACTCCCTGTTGACGTACTGAGTTGCCATTACTTCTTATTCTTCATTGCGGTTTTAGCCGCTTTCTTAAATGCTGCATCGGTAGGTGCTCCGGGAGAGCCGGGTTTACGCATCTTCTCGCCGGAGCCTTCAGCTATGCGCTCACGCTTTTTGTGGATGTTAGCGTAGAGTCCCGGTTTCATTTGTACCCCGCTGCCTTTCGGCCTTCGCTCATGGCAATAGCTTTAGCCTGTTGCTCGCTTTTGACCTTTTGGCCAGAGCCAGACTTCAACTTGCCTTTGGAGTATTCACGCATAACCATTGCAACTTTCTTTTGCATCTTGTCTTTATCTGGCATGGTCGCTCCTTAGACTGATGGGCCTGAGCCTAATGTTTGACCGGCCATTCCAGACTCAGGTGACAATCTTGCCTCGGATAACAAGGCTCTACCGCCACGGCGAGCACGGCGACGAGCAGCACGTTCTTCATTAACAACAGAGGCAACTGGTTTTATTTCTGTTTGTGCTTTTACTTCGGCAAATTTTTCTTTTACCTCGGGTTTTTGAATAAGTCTGGTTATTGCGCCCATAATTAAGCAGTCCTTTCTGCGCTTGATGCGCCCAATGTTTGAATACCAGTCTCAGGGGCAACACGTGCCTCTGATAGCAACATACGTGAACCGCCACGCATCCGTGACCTGCGACGTGCGGCTTCGGTTTCCATCATGTCTCGCTTTTCTTCCTCAGCTCGTTGGCGCTCCATTGCGGTCTGCTTGCGGGTTTCCTCAAGCTGGCGTTCAGCTCCGCTGGTATCTGGCTTTTTAAATAGTCCACTCATCTCTAATCCTTGCCATCATGTATGAATCCGAACCGTCCGGCAAAAACTTCCGCATTAGACCTTCTTCCTCAAAACCTAACGCTTTAGCCCACCGATACGCCCTAATGTCATCAGATTTTACTGTGATTTGTAACCGGTGCAATACTTCTGATCTCTCAGCGATATACAGAAACTGTCGTGCTATGTGAGTCATTGACTTTGGATAGCGTCGCATCCTGTCATCGAACATAGACCAAAACTCAGCCATGCCACTCCAATAGTGTATAAACCCAAACACGGCTAGTGGTGAATTATTGACCACCGCTGTTATGGCTGGCCCAAGTGCTGCTTGGCAGTTCATGTGCTCGGCGGCGGATTGGCCTGAACCTAGAACCTCTGGGTTGGATACCTGAATCTCCATCGCATGAAGCGGGGAGTATGGCATCAGCAAAATCCCGTTTCTGTTCTTTATTTCCGAGTTTAGGCTAAGAATGTCCAAAGACATCGAATTCTGTATTGACTACGGTTTGTGCGGTAAATGTACGTGACTGGCCAGAGTTTGATTTGGTCATCCTTTTGTGCTCCCCGCCACCAAGCAGTAGGTAGCCAAAGGCGTCGCCAACGTGAGAGTGTTCGTTCTTGTTTGGCGTATCTCTGAATCTTTCTTGTCCTGCTCCAACGGCTATCCGCTTAAAGTGGTAGCCACCAGCCAAAGACTTCCGAAGTAGCTTACAGTTCCTATTGACTAGCAGCCCGGGCTTGCCAGCTACAAGCCGCTGCATCGGGGCGGCAGACGCTTCTCGTCTAACCTTGAAGTCGTTACTTGGCGTAGGCTGAGCACGAAGCCCCAAGGTTCTCAGATAGTCAAAGGCGGTTACTTCATATATGGCGTCCCTAGCCATACCAGCCGGGTCGCCCCAGACCATCACTTCGGCTTTTGGATAACGGGCATTGAGCTCAGCCAATAGCTGCTGACCAAATCGCTCAAGCCCCATATCAAAGGTGACAATCTCATGGAGTACGTGCCACGTACCACTTTGCGTACGTTGTCCGATAACGGCAGCAGGCGTCAAACCAAAGTCTAGCCCTACTTGGATTGGAATGGTTGGGTCGTGCTCCAAGTCAGATGTCATTAGTAGGTCATCGTACTCTGGCCAGACTGGTCTACCCTCTTGAACGTAGGTGTACTTGCCCTCGGCGTAACACCGAATCCAGTCTAGGTTCTTACCTAATAGCATCTGTTGGTAGTAGCCAGCCGGTAGGTTACGTACGTTTTCGGCTTTGGTGTTTAGCTTCCACCAGCGTCCGGCAGAAAACAAATGGTCATTGGCTTCTGGGTTATCTGGTAGGTCTTTAGGGTCTACTTCGACTACACCGCCGGGTTGCTTATAAAACTTCCAAGCGTACGCTCCGGTCATCTTTTCTTTCTCGGATAGCCTATGCCACCAATGGTCATCGTCCATTGGGTTTGTATCCATCCAGATACCGTGCCAGCTAGCGCCACCATCCCTTTTTGTTGGGTATCGACCGACCCGGTG